AGTTTTATCTCATTCATCCTCTCGGTGCCCCCGCGGCTTCTGGAGAGTTTGGGTGGCGCATCCTTCCTGATTTCGGCTCAGCCGACGCCGGAAAAAGGTCCTTCCATCAGGGGGTAGACATGAGTGCCCAGACAGGAACTCCATTATATGCCGCCGCAGACGGAACAGTAAAAGCGACGGTCATGACTAGTTGCGGCGGCAATCTTTTGGAGATCGACCATGTTTCAGAAGATGGAAAGTCCTATAAAACAAAATCATTTCATCTTCTCGAAATCGGTGTTGAGGTCGGCGCCGAGGTCTTCGCCGGCGATTTAGTAGGTTTAACCGGCAACACTGGCACCTGTACCACTGGACCTCATTTACATTTTGAACTTTGGGCAGACGGCAATCCGGTTGATCCAAAGCCATATATTAAAACAATATTGCCATGTGGCCAGGAATATTTGGCGAAGCCTGCCCCCAGCGCCCCTACGGGCGGCGAGAATATTGATGGTATAGAACCAGATGGAACCTTAAACGCGTGAACGCTACATACCACCGCCGATTTATAAATTTGAACACTAAGGAGAAAACAAAATGGCAGTAAAGACAAAAATATTGGATAGAGTTGGCTTTAAAGACTGTGATGGTCTTACCTCAACTGCTCCCGAAATACCAGAAGAAACTTTAAGCGCCGGCGGGAAGGTTCGAAAATTAGTTGCCGGTTTAGGTAACACTGAAGTCGAAAGGCCCAAGGTTAACTTCCTTGGACAAAAAGGCACCAAGGTCGTCGGCAACAATAGCATTTACTTTTATCCTGGTGACATGCCAGGCAGTATTACTAGCGGAATGGGGATGGTGGGCGCCGACTCAGAAACAATTGATATTGTTGTAGGAAGAATGGCCTCGGCGCATGGTGGTGAAGGCCCTCGTGATGGGATGATTGTAGGGAATAGCTTTCCTAACGATGCAGCTAGAATTTATATAAGTCGTTTTACGAAAGTAGACCACTACTTTGGCATTGATAAAAGAAATACTGATCCCAAAGACGAGGTAGCCCTTTCGGCAATTGCAATGAAAGCAGACAAAGTTAGAATTATTGGTAGGTACGATATTAAACTTGTCACCTCCGGAGCCCGCGGGTACAGGAACTTGGGCAAGGGCCGACGAGAACTCAATAGTCGGGGTGGAAAAATTCCATATGGTGGCAGGATTGAGTTACTTGCCGGCAATGCTATCATCGATACGCCAATATGGTATCCCGGAGCAATGCTTCTTCGGCGCCGGTGGTTCCCTCATTTACAAGGAGTGGTTAAGGGCAACAATATGTTAGGATGCATGACAGATGTTCTGGATATGTTTGATGATATTATGGATACTATAAGCAAAATGTCTAAGATTATGGGCCCAGCATTTGGCGCCCTCGCGGCGACTCATCCATACTATTCGACTGTTGCGGCAACCTGCGGCGCCGCCCAAACGGCGTTAGCTGTTTTTGTAGACGATCCCTGTATGGGGGCGAGAATTCGCGGTATGGGCATTCATACACATTATTTGTCCGAAGACGCGACATGGCTCCTCAGAAGCAGAAACGTAAGTGCAACTTAATTATTAAAAGGATATAATACATAATGGCTAAATCTAAATTTTTACCGTATCAGGATACAAATGGCGATGGGATGATCGATGTATGTGATGATCTTCCCATAGTAGTAGAAGAATGTTATAGTGGCTGCACCCCAGACCCATATGCAATCGTACCTCTGTGGCACAAAAGAAAAATAATAGATCCTTTTTTGAACAAAAAGAATTGTAAATATCAAATCACACTTACAACCCCAGAAACAACTACTGGCGCCCCCGAAGGCGCAACCGAAGAAGAGGCGTGGGATGCACTAAAAATAATTTTTGAACAATACGAAGATCCAGCAATTAACTCATTGCTGGAAGCTTATAATAAAGATAAATCTACCAATTCTATATATATGGCAAAAGCGGGAATTGAATATTCAGATTGGTATCTGGATATGCGTCCTAAATCTAGATTAAAACTTCTTTATTCTGTTCCTTTTGATGTTATGGAGGAGATTCCAGAAGCAGAATTAGAAGACGACGACTTAGAAGAAGAGCCCACCGATATAGTGGTCACTTATTTTACAGATAAGTTGGAACCCTTATTACTGAAGATTAGAAAGGGGCTTCATTTATATAGCCGACATTATAAGGTTATGCAGTGGCAGGATAATTCGTTTTCATTTCTAAAAGCGTATGATGATACCCTTTTTAATTTAGAAGATTATGGTGATTATGGGCTGCTTGGCAGATCTATAACGGCAGAGCTTCTTCCAGAATTAGAAAACTTTCTTAATTCTAAGGGATATGCAATTCCATATATAGGCGGCCCGAATTGGCTCAAAGAAAAAGTATATAAAATGGAATTTACATTTGATGATAGATACAGGATTAAAAAACTTATAATTTGGACAGCGGCATGCCCCAACGATCCAATAGTATTTATCGAAGGTCTCGAAAATTTGAGGAGCCGGGCTGCATGGAGCGACGAGACGGCGCTAGCTTATTTTGCTCACTTGGATGAGATGGACGTTGATTTAGCGGCAAGAGACCCATTGGACTGGATAGAGTTTGTTAAAAAGTATACACATCCCGAAATATATGAAACGGGTGAGTATGTTTATGACGAAACGGGCCTTAGTTGTGTTGGCGAAGCGCTTATCAGCGAAGGAAAAGAATTGGGCCAAGATATACTTGACGTAGCTTTTGGAATTGGTGACGCGATAGCTTACCAGTTTCACAAGAATTTGTGTATGTGTGATCCCAGAGAAGCAGAAGATTATATGGCAGAGATGAACTCAGAGGAGACCATCGCACAACTAGCCATGGCGCAAGCATTTGAAGAAATGGAATTTGATGAAAATGCATTTGTGAGATGGTGTGCCAGAAATGACGCAAGTTTAGGTGGTATGGCTCGCGATATTTCATCGGGTATGGCAAAAATTGACTTACGTTTGATGTTGGACGATCTTAAGGTTTGTGGCCTTTTAGATCTTTTAACCGAGGCCATTGAATGTTTAATGGCCGGCCTTTCTCTTGAAGAGGGCTTAGCCGCCATTCTTGAAGCAGCCTTGGAGGCAATGAGTATTCAAAATTTTGGTGCCTTATATAGCTTTTTGCCACCAGAAGATCAGATCGCGCTGGATGAATTAGTTAACCAAAAAATTCAAAGCGGCGATATTATTTCTGATGCCGGCTCCGCAATAGGCCAAGCGTCGGATGATGTAGTAGGTAATTACCCCACAGTTTCTATGGAAACACTAATGGCCGATCAAGAGGCGATTGACAAAGAAAACGAAAACATGGTTCCCGACGATTACTATTATCAGACACCAGCAGAATATGAAGAACGCCGGCAAGAAAACACCAGTACGTTGGCCCCAACTGCCACGGGCAGCATTGTAGAAACTATTGCTGGTGGAGAAACCGAAGAGTTAAATTCAAATTCAATTTTGCAATTGTATATTAAATCAATTCTTGAGCTATTCAAGGACAGAGAACTAGAATTGGTTGATCAGTTAAATAAATTTCCGGGCGCCCAACTTATAGCTAATATGTTGACTGCTGTTGCTTGTCCCACAATGCCTCTTTTTAATCCCAGTTTTATGGATTTCATCCAAGATTTAGAAATACCCTTTATATGTGGGAAAGAGCTTACGTTTCCCCAATTTAAGGCTCTTCTCCTCGGAACGCCATTTTGGAAAAACCCCATCCAGACACTAATAGACGCTGCGAAAGAGGCAATGGAGCAAGCTTATTACGAAATTATAGAACTAGTAATGAAAAAGTTGTGTGAAATAATTGCCGATGCAGTTTGTAAAGCATTAGAAGTCGCCGGCGCCGTAGCTGTGGCGGCCCTTTCGCCCAACAACACTATAAGAGAAGCGATTAAAGATGCAATTTGTGGTGACGATGTTGATGATGAAACAGTTGACGCGACTATTGCCGAAATGTTTGCTGTATTCGGCGTCGGCGGTGAAGCTTTTGCCGATACCGAGGCATTAAACAATTTTACAGCCGATATCTCCTCGGCCTCGACTAGAAAAGAAATAACAGAAGCATTTTTGGGAGAGCCGTCTGACGCATTTCTTGCTGTTGTCGAGGGGTTGATTGAGTTTGAATATCCTCAATATGGTGTCTCACTATCTAGTCGGCAGTCTATTGGTACTATGTTTAAAAATATGGGTAATTTAATGCCGGCATCCTTTAGATCCGATTTGCGAGAATTTACAGCCGCATTACCAGAAAATGAATTGGTTCCAGCAAATCCAAGCCTTTGTCTTACGCCGGAACAAATAGAACAATTTTGTGATTTAAGATTCCAATTGTTAGAAGGAAGGGCCACACCTGAACAAATTCAGAAATTGTGTGACAGACAGGCGGTCATTGACGACCTGGCTGCTTTATCTAGACCAATCATTCCGGACATGCCGCAGTTAATATCCGATCCGGGTTGTGATAACGGGCTACTCCCATTTGAGCCAGAGGAATCGATTGAGGCGCATACAGAATCATTGAGTAGCGCGCTGGAGGCATTAAAAGTTCAATATTCGGTTGATATGCTTGGAAATGGCCCTCGCGAACCAAATTGGGGACTTGTTAATATGACCCTATCGGACACCATGGGAAACCCCGTCACCGCCCATTATAGAAAAGCAAATAATCGTAGAAAATATACAGACTTTAACGTCACTTACGATCCAGAGATAAAAATTGATTTAGGTATAGATGGTGTCCCAACCCTCAGCGATGTGGGCGATGTTTTTAAAGAATTGGGAATAACTCTTTTAACTCCTGTTATTAATATGATTTCTGGTGCTCCCATAATTCAGCGCCAACGCGGAGCATTCCCTCAATTTGTTGCAGAGTATATGGCGGCCACAATGAATTCCATCGATGTTGAGTTTGAATCAACCAATGATTGGCAGGATGATATCGTGACCGAGAAAAGTTTTGATTTTCTTGAGTTAAGGAAGCGTAATTGGGGAAATGTGGCGATATTACCAGATTTTGGATATAACGTTGAAATTGAAGTTGACGGTGATACAGAAATGGTGACATTTATAGAAAAAGGTCGCAAGAAAAAACCCGATTTAATGTTAAATTTTGAGGATAATGCGAAAGGAATGTCGCCTAAAACTTTTGATTTTTCATCTTGGCCGCCGACTGTAACAAAACTTCAAGTTCCCACTATGTCGTCGCAGTCCGAATTTTCATATGGATTTAGAATCGAAGCATATTTTTCAGATCTAGAATATCATCAAGCAGAATTTCGCGGCGACTACGATGGTATTAAAAATATACTTTCTGATAATATAAGAATTAAAATTATTGATAGAATAAACCAGAAAGCCGATGTGGACATGAGCCTCATGGCTTGGATTATGGATCCACAATTAAGAGAGGACGCAAAGAAAAAGAATAGAGGAATATCAGTAATCGAGGACGAAGCATATGAATTTTTAGCTACCGACGATACGTTGGTTGATGTTGAAGATTTAAGTGAATATACTGAATTCCTATCGTCGTTTGAATCACATAAATCCATACCTCCGCAGGTTTACCTTCTTAAAGACATAATTAATGTCTTTGGAACTTCGCCTGATACCGGCACCCTCAAAAGCTACTATGATAGTTTTATGTCCAAGTTTATGGGTAAGTTCCTTAAAGAAATTGCGGCGAATGAGAAGGCGTTTGAATATGGAGCACAATTTGATGATCTGGTTGCAGAGGATGCAGAATATGTCGTTGATGATGGACAAACAGAATCCCCGGGCGGCACCGAATATGGAGATGCAGAGGTTAGAGATCCGAAAGATGGAGAACTCAGAAAGATTAGAAACAGAGATATGATCCTTGGTGTCAGCGCAATGCAACGCAGAGTGGGCGAAGAAAAAAATAGAATCTTTTATCTTGATCCAGACATATACGGAGGAAGCTATAAAAGACCCGCTATTTATATGAAGCCACACCAAAATAAGGGTTGGCTGGGATTTGCTAAATCAATGTTTCCGGATTTAAGCCCCTGTAAGCCTCAACTCACTGATTTGGTCAATTTTGGTGATATTCAAGATATGGTAAATGAGGTGTATAGTAATATGCCCGAAGATGACAGGCTACAACAAGATCCCGATTGTGCTCTAGAAGCTCCGTATAATAGAATCTTAGATCGCAGCGCAGCATCTGGAATGCAGGGATTAATTATAGCGGCCATAAGAATTTATGTCAGTGTACATATGTTGAAATCGCTGGCAACTTTTAGCATGTTCTATCCCAGATTTACAGAAGTGTTTAGCTCTACCTATGCTGCTTATATTGTTGAAAATATGGAAGAGGGCTTTAAAGACGCCCAACCTGACTTTGGAGAGAGGTTTAATACTTTCAAAGACGAAGAGTTTTGGTATTCTTTCTTAGAACAAGCAGTTCAAATGTACGGCCGCCGTGTAGAATCTCAGGATATTGAACCCACCCCCGCTGTCTTAAGGGCTCTTAAAAATCTAAACAACATGCAGGAAGATTATGAATTTCCCACGAGAGATGCTTTTACGAATGCAAAAGAAGATGGCGCAACAGACAGGGCCTTCTTTAAAAACTATAAGTCAGATGAGAATCTAAAAGCAGTTAGATACACGGAAGAAGATGCAAAGTTTATTCTTAAAGAACTTGTCGTAGAGCAATTAAACTATATGGGAGAAATATTTGTTAAAAATCTTGACGCCGCCGATATGGGACCAGAAATTTATGATTTGGATTATTATTTACTTGAGAGACTTGCTCAGGGAAGCCAATTGACCGTTGACCAAGATATCGTACCAAAATATCCCGATCTTCCTGATTCTGGGGATGAACATTACACATCCGGTAACGAATTTGTAATTCTAGAAGATATAAATACAAGTGATGAATATTTGCTTGGCGATGAATATATAGGCCCTTACCACGTATATATTGACGAACAAACTGGTGACGCCATGTACATGGCCGGCGAATATCACTCAGATGAAGAAGCACACGATGTATTACTTCCGATGGCTCACATGACAGAAGTGACCTGTGGTGATGTTTCAGAATACCCCTATACGGACTGGAGTGATTCTACAGAACAGCCATTTGTTATAGAAAAATATATAAGTATTAATGGTAAAAAATATAATCCGACAGAGGGGCAGGAACTAATTAGAGAAAATGAATCGACTTTAAATATTTCAGATGTTTATCCTGGCGATCTTGAACTTGTTGAAGATGAAGATGGCAATGTAACTGGACTAACTGGAGAATTGGGCGTTCGTTATGGTTTGCTTTTTTCAATAGTAATTGATAATAGGAAATACACACTAACAGAAGTAGAAATTGATTCGCTTGATTTAACAATTGGAGAATTTGAATCTTTGGGTCGCAATAGCAAATTATTGCTTTGTCTCGTTAAACACCTGAAGAATGATGATAGATTTAAATTAGTTGTAAAATATATTTTCTCCTTGACCAAGCTTTCTTCAATAGCGGCAATTTATAATGATATGGCATTTCTACCATCTATTGGAGAGGTAACAGTTGGCGACGGGGAAACCACACCGAATCTCGGCAATTATTCGGACTTTAGGAAAAACGAAAAACCAGGTCGATTCGCAAATGTTGATTTGGATGGTGATGGCTATGTTGAAGATGTATCGGTGTGGGGAAACGAAGGCTGGGCTAGTGTAAAAGATAGGGCACCCGGATTGGGGGGACTTTTTGTGAGGGAATGGGATAATTGGGATCAGGTTTTACTTAGAAATTCAAAACGATTAATAAAGCGCCAGTTTAGAAATTATTATAATTCAAGAGATTTCAGCCCAGCAGAAATTGGGGGATCTAAATACGGCCCAGGTCAAGTTTTTATGAACAAATTGAAGGGAAATATATTCCCATCTCCGGGCCAAAGGATCCTCCCTTGGTGGCGAAGAAGGAAATTACGCTCTAATCCGTTTAATGCTAACGGAGATTTATGTGATCACGAAGATTGACACTAATTACAAGTAAGGTATAATTATAAATAAGGTAATATAATAAAATGTCCTCTTTAGCAGTAGCTCTTCCCCTTGCGCCTGATTCTGGCGATGGCTTTGTAATGATAAAAAGTCTCAGGAGAATGATCAAGCAAAATCTTAAAATGCTTTTGTTGACAATGCCAGGCGAGAGGGTGATGAATCCGGAATTTGGTGCAGGTTTACAACGATATATGTTTGAAAATTTTGGTAATACGAATTTTTTTGCTGAAATTGATTTTACGATAAGAGATCAAACACACAAATATTTACCACATGTTAAAATAAATAATGTTTCTTTTGACCAAACTAGTATTGATACAAACACTTTGGGCATTACGATCAATTATTCAATTCCAAATATTGGTGTAAAAGATTTATTAGAGTTTACTATTTAAAATTTGAGGGTTTTCAATGGCAGATGAACAAAAAAAGATAGTCCCGATTAACTATACGCACAGAGAATTTCAAAGTATACGAAAAGACTTATTGCAGATAGCAGAAAGATTATATCCAGACACATTCCAAGATTTTAGCGAGGCTTCTTTCGGGGCCCTGATGGTGGATGCTGTGGCCTATGTCGGAGATCAACTTTCATTTTATTTAGATTACAATGTAAATGAGACGTTTTTAGATACAGCATATCAATATAATAATATTGTAAGACATGGTAAAGCTCTCGGATATAAATACACGGGCCGACCCTCAACTTATGGAAAGGTAGCGCTTTATATTCTGGTTCCCGCTTCAAGCGCGGGACTTGGACCAGACACTAACTATGTTCCTATTCTTAAAAGAGGTTCTCGCTTTACTTCAAGTATAGGATTAAATTTTGTATTAATTGAAAATGTAGATTTTGCAGATCCTAAGAACGCTGTTATTGCTGCAAAGATCAATTCTTCAACGGGCGCCCCCACACATTATGCAATTAAGGCATATGGTAATGTTGTGTCTGGGCGATTTGGCAGAGAAGATATTAAAATTGGTGTTTACGAAAGATTTAAAAGAACTAAATTATCGACCCCCAACATATCAGAAGTCATTTCAGTTATTGATTCTCAGGGCAACGAATATTTTGAAGTAGATTATTTATCCCAAGACATTGTATATAAAGAAATAACTAATAATAATTTTAAGAACGATAATGTCCCATCGATTTTAAAACCATATTTGGTCTCTAGAAAATTTGTTGTTGATAGAGATCGCAATAACACGTATTTACAATTTGGAAGCGGCAAAGCTGGTTCATCAAATGTGGTTGCAGATCCGCAGAAGGTCGCTTTGGACATATTTGGAAAGGATTATGTGACAAGCACCACATTTGATCCAACCCAGCTATCCAAAAATGAGAACTTTGGGATTGTTCCCTCCGACACGACCTTAACAGTTCTTTATAGGGTGACCAATCCAACCAATTCTAATGCGGGTGTTGGCGCCGTATCTAAGGTTTCGTCTGGTAAATTTAATTTCAAAGAAAGACAAGCTTTGGCGGGCACCACAGTTAATTCCGTTATCGACTCTTTGGAGGTTAATAACGAAGAGCCAATAGTTGGCAATGTTTCAAACCCAACTTCGACCGAACTGAAGACACGAGTATTTGATACTTTCCCCACACAGAATCGGGCAGTAACACAGGCAGATTATGAAAATGTTGCATACAGGATGCCGGCCAAATTTGGCGCCATATCTAGATGTTCTGTCCAACGCGACCCAGATTCTGCAAAAAGAAATCTAAATATGTATGTAATTTCAGAGAATAGATTTGGCAAACTTGTAACAACTAATTCTACAATTAAAATAAATTTAAAAACTTGGCTTAATGATTTTAGGATGATTAATGATACGATTGATATTTTAGATGCCTTTATCGCTAACATCGGAGTCGAATATATAATAAAACCGTCAGAAGGAATTGACAAATTTTCTTTATTAAATGCTGCCAATATGGCCCTTAAAGAACATTTTAAAACAAGATTTTATATTGGTGAACCACTATACATCAGTGACTTATATAAAGTTCTCAAAGATGTGAAAGGGATCCTTGATGTGTCCAAGGTTAAGATCGTCAGCAAAAATAGTTCTCAATATTCGGGCACACAGTTTGATATTAATGCAAATTTGTCTCCAGACGGAAGTTATTTAATAACTCCTGCTAATGTGATATTAGAAGTTAAATTCCCAGCAACGGATATCAAAGGAAAGATCAGGTAATGGGCTTAAAACATTATACCAGTAGCAAAGATACAACAATAGTAAATGCGTTCCAGCCCGATTTACAAACGAGGGGTACTGGTGCAAATATGGGCGCCGCCGATGTTCTTGAGGTATTTTCCATATATGCAAGACAATCAACAAGTTCTCAAGAACTTTCTAGAGTTCTTCTTGAATTTCCCATACCCAATATTACGACAGACAGAACCAATGGAACGATTCCTGCATCTGGTAGTGTAAGCTTTTACTTACGAATGTATAACGCAAAACATTCTAAAACAGTTCCGCGAGATTATAAATTAATAGTTCAAGCAGTATCACAATCATGGGAAGAAGGCGTGGGCCTTGATTTAGAAAATTATAAGGACGTTACTCGTGGAAACACCGGTGCGAACTGGTTGAGCGCATCAAGTACAGCAAAATGGACGACAGCAGGTGGAACCTATCTTTCCAGCGCCGGCGAACCACTTTATAGTCAATCGTTTACCACCGGATTAGAAGATTTAGAAATTGATATTACCCCACTTGTAGAACAGTGGGTCGAGAGTGCCTATACCAATAATGGCATCAGTGTGCGTCTTTCTTCCAGCTATGAAGCATATTTTTCAAGTTCAACTGGAGAAAATAGTGGAAGCGTTATTGATAATACGGATGGTTCAACGAAATCTTATTACACAAAACGCTTCTTCTCTCACACATCTCAATACTTTTTCAAAAGACCAGTTATTGAGGCGCGATGGAATTCTACAAAGAGAGACGATAGGGGGAACTTTTATTACAGTAGCTCGTTAGCCCCTGCGGCCGACAATTTAAACACAATTTATCTTTATAACTATGTTAGAGGGCGCCTCACAAATATTCCTGGCGCCAGTACTGGAAATATACTGGTAAGCTTATATTCCGGATCCGGAGACAATTCCTCTCCATCAGGATCAAAGCTAACTTTATATGACGGCAACAACAACATCACCGGTGGCTATAAATCAACAGGTATTTATACCGCGTCTGTTGCAATATCTGGCGCCTCGGCAACTACAGCTTCCACGCTTTACGATATTTGGCACAGCGGGGGCATAGAATATATGACAGGCACAATTGAACCGATAATATTAAAAGCAGCACAAACAATCTCAAAACCGACGTATTATTTGGATATTACAAATCTGCGATCCAAATATCGTAGAGATGAAACGGCAAGACTAAATTTGTTTATTAGAAACAAGAACTGGTCTCCCACAATTTATACAGTTGCAAATGCAACTCCCGAAGGTACGACCATTATCAGCGCATCTTATAGGGTTTTTAGAATTATGGATGCTTTTGATGCGGTGACATATGGCACCGGATCTGATTTCCAAACCGGATTGTCATATGATGTTTCTGGCAACTATTTTGATTTTGATATGAATCTGTTAGAACCCGGTTACGCATATGCATTTAAATTCTCATTTTATGATGCAGAGTTAAATTCTTGGAAAGAACAAAGTCAAGCATTCAAGTTCCGAGTAGAAGATTATGAGTATTAAAAAGCTTTTTGGTTCCACCGATAAAGTAAAAAACTATCTTTCTGACACTACAGAGAAAGATGCGTTTACAGATGCAGAATCAGGCAGAAATATTGAAGCGATTAGGGCCAAACAAGAAGCCTTTGTTCCTCAAGTTGATTATTCAAAACCACAGAATTTTGCTAAGTATGGTTCGGCATATCTTTATTATAAGAGTGCTATTGAAAGAATTCATGATTATTATCCCTATGATGGTTCTGATGCCGAAATAAATGAATTTTATAATGGCCTATTGGATATTGAAAAGTATATTTTTGATGGCCTTTATCCGAGAACGACTGGTTATGCCACCATAAGTGAAGCTGATGGGGGCGGCTGGGGCACACTAGATGGCAGCCAGGCGGAAGGTTATGGTTTGCCATCTACACTAGAATATATCACATTTTATGGTGGCCCAAATACATCATCTTACACCAATTTAGCTGACGCTTTTCCAAATCCCCACAATAGTAAGTTTCAATATTCAAACATATACGATACATCAATTTATCAAACCGAGGGGTTTCCTACTGATTATGCTACCGGCTCAAGAACCTCAAATCTGAAAGCAGATTTCGATAACGGCGTCACTATTGAATTTTGGATAAAGACCGGCTCTCTAGCCAGAACCTTGACAGACAAACAAGTTATCTTTGATATGTGGAATAACGTTGCTTCCGGTAGTGCCGATTATGGAAGAGTCACAATTGAATTAAGCAGTTCAATACCTCTTGGCGCCGCCGCCGGCACAACATCCCCCCTTGTTCTTACCGTACAATCGGGCGCCAGTGGTTTATATACCTCTTCTCTTGGCTTGGGACTTTCGGCATCTTCTTTTTCTGATTGGGCCCATTATGCGATTGTTCTTCAGAATACCGGAAGCACTTTCCTAACAAAATTATATGTTGATGGTGTTTTAAACCAAGCGACTGCAAGCAGCACCACACTTAATGAGATAAATTCTAAAGATATGATGGGGCGCATTGGCGCCCTCCTGACAGCAAGCATGCTTCGTCCTGCTTCACCAGGTGCCCCCAGCGCTTCGGTCGGATCCGGCAAATTAAGTGGCTCCATAGATGAGTTTAGATATTGGAAAGTTGCAAGAAATTCGAATCAGATTGCAAGGCATTATCTAGATCAGGTTCGTGGTGGCGCCAATACAGACATTTCTAATACAACCCTTGGGGTTTACTACAAGTTTAACGAAGGTATCACATTAACATCCAGCACAGATAGCACTGTATTAGATTATTCTGGGAGGATCAGCAATGGTGTTTGGACCGGCTATAGCTCAAATTCACGGAATACTGGTTCTGCCATTGTTTCAGCTTCGGCAGCTTCGACGGAATATAGAGATCCAATTATATATTCCTATCACAATAGCGTGCAAAATCTTAAGAGTGATTTATTAAATAGCGGCTCGGGCCATGATGCCGGGAACAATAATATGTTTGTTAACTTGGCGCCAAGCTGGGTTATTGAAGAAGCAGATGAACAGTTGTCAGATCTTCGTAAAATTTCTCATATTGCTGGTGCATACTTTGATAAGTTATCATTACAAATTGATGCACTGCCATCCTTCAAGAGCACCACTTATACTAGTGCGTCATACACGCCGTTGCCGTTCGCCAAACACCTCCCTCAGTCTCTCGGCTTGTATATGCCTGAATTGTTTATTGATTCAAGTGTGCTGGAGAAATTTTTAAATAGGGATCAAAAAACACTTTTTGAATCGGATCTAAATGAGGCCAAGAACTTAATTTACCTTAATCTATACAACAACCTTGCCAACATCTATAAGAGCAAGGGAACAGAAAAGGCAATTAGTAATGTCTTTAGATGTTTCAATTTAGATGACAGGCTAATAAAATTAAATGTTTATTCAGATAACCAGACATATAAAATGGAGAATAATCTGAAACAAACACAAATTACAAACAAATATATAAATTTCAATCATACGGGGAACGCAACTGCGGTTATTTATTCATTCAGTTCCTCGACAAACCCGGATGCATTACAATATATTACCGGCAGCGGAGTAGACGCACACCGAAAAGCATTTGAAAACAAATACGGATATACGGTTGAAGCAGACATAACTTTCCCAAGTTATAATAATATTATAGATCCGGTTGAAAGGCCCCAAACAGCATCTTTGTTCGGTGCATATCTGGCAACTACGGGCGCCGCGGCGAGAAATGATACAACTTTTCGAGCGACAGATGACGCAAACTTTCAAGTTTACGCGATCCGCACGCGGCCCGATTCAACAGATGCCTATTTCAGACTGTCATCTTCAATTGATCCAAAGCCGTTTACCGAATTAACAAGTAGCGTTTTCTTTGATGTATATGACAATGAAGATTGGAACATTTCTGTTCGCCTTAAACCATCCAATTATCCTTTTACCGATAATATAACGGGCTCCGGAGAACCCGGATCCGCCAATTATACTTACGATGCTATTTTCAGTGGCTACAATGCCTCTCTGGGAACAATTAAAGATAGTTTTCAGGTTACTTCATCGATAACAATGGCCATAGGCAATAGCGCATCAGCTTCGCCCAAGAGGCTTTATGTCGGGGCAAGAAAAACAAACATTACAGGAGCGGTCCTTGATAACACAGATGTTCTATTTTCCGGAATTAGATATTGGGCCAAATATATAGAAGACAATGTTCTTAAACAGCATGCAGTTGATCCAGAGAATGTTGGTGTCTCTGGATCATATAAAGATCTATCTGCACTGGATTCTAACAACGTCGGCTATAACTTAATAAACCGAGACACTTTGGCTCTAAACTGGAACTTTAGTAATGTTACTGCTTCTGATTCCGGTGGCAACTTTGAAGTAAAAGATATCAGTTCTGGCTCCCTGACAGAACGAAATGAATTTGGGTGGCTTGGAAGGACCTCCGGTTATCAGTATACTGGCAAAGGCGACGGCTTTAAAGCATCCACAACCGCAGTTGTTGAAAAACGACTGGCAAACACATTCAAGTTTGTTGATCCGGAAAGACCAGTATCCTCTGATATGATTCAGATTCTTTCTGATGATGACAAGGTATTTAGACCCTCAGAAAATATACCAAGTTTCTTCTACGTTGTTGAAAAAAGTATGTATAATGCGATTTCGGAAGAGATGTTGACATTTTTTGCCGGCGCAATTGACTTCAATAATATAATTGGCGAGCCAGTCAATCGATATCGCAGCAATTACAAAGCGATGGAAAAACTGCGAGAAGCATTTTTCAGAAGGGTAACTACCGTTTCCGATGTTGAAAAGTTCGTCACATATTACAAGTGGTTCGATGACGCATTATCAGAAATAATTTCTCAATTGGTTCCCGCATCTTCTGAATTTGTTCCCGATGTTTTGAATACAATAGAAAGCCACGTTTTAGAGCGCAATAAGTATCAGTCCCTATTCCCAACTATTGAGAAAAAAGAGAGCACGGAAGCTCCCGCAATGGGGATCAACAAACTTACTTATAACTGGAGATTGGGCCACCGGCCGCTTTCAAATAAAGAAAACACAAATTCAAGATGGTGGAACGAGCGCGCAGATCGAGAAGAGAATAGTGTAATTTCTTCTGGCGACACTAGGGTTAATATTGAAAGAGAGGCCCAGCGCAGAGTATTAATTAACGACAACAATCAAACAGCCAGCACACTTATAGCGAAAGACGAAACAGTATACACTGGTTCAACTTATGCATTGCGCAAATTGGCTAGCCCGTATAAATTTGAGGCGATTAGAAATCAAGTTTATAAAGGTGGTGTCAACTTTACTGATAATAAAAATATTCACTTTACATACAATGCTCTTTACCCCGCTGGCCCATTTCACTTAACGGGTTCCACCTCAACAACAAAGGTGCCAGAGAATGTTTTGGTTTTCTTTGCCGACGAGATGATTCCACTCAAAGATAGTGTAGATGTTACGATTCCTCACGAACTACAAAAAACAAAGAGATATTTTAAAACCGTCCATGGTAGAGATTATGAAGACGGAATAGGATATAGTAACGTCAAATCTTCTTATGCGTTCCCGTTCAATATAATGAGTTCGTCAGTAACAACTGGATTTAACAGCGAAGTTTCTGGTAGTGTTACTGGCGGAATTGAAATTACTAATTTGCATAATGATGTTTATGGCCCCGACATGGAAGTTCCAATGCAGGGCGCCTTTACAAACTTCTCAGTGGGTGGCCACCAATCTCGCCATGTAGGAATAAATACTGGTAGCGATAACCATACTAACCGACCAGAAGCGTGGAAGTTGTTGCTGGGGACCGTAACTGCTTCAACCCCCGATGTGACTGGTGCCTTGGGTATGGTTGGTGCTGACTATCCATATCCGATAACCGATGATTATCCAGCGACTGGATCTGAAAAAGCTGTGTTTTACCGAGGATTTGTCGCCAAGAGACCGGTCAACTTTAGGAATATTCAGAGTACAACTTCTTCGGTTTTGGGGAATTATGAAAAGAATTGGGAAGTTGTCCAAACCGTTGGCGCATTTGAAAACCCAAGACACTTTGTTGACAATCAGCCTACATTACCGTCCGAGATCATACAAGGCCGAATGTCTTCTTCGCAAGCACGCTCTATTATGGACATTCACAGAACAGATCAGGGTCATACCAAAATTGTATCTGAATATTCCGTTGATTATCTTACGGGCACAAATAATGATTCAGTTATAATTGGGCGCTTTCGGGCCCCTGGCGGTATTGAAATTCAAACTCCCGGCTATGGAGACGTAAGAAGTGCAGAATATTCAGTTTATAATTCTCTAAATCACCGAAATTCAACAGTAATTAAGCGGTCACAGGGCCCAAGTGGTAGTATTTCCGAGGCAACCGGCGCCGGAACAACTGGAATCAGAGTATATGATATCCATGGCAAGGATTATGGATTGCTTTCACACCTATCTAGACATTCAGCTAGATTTGGTAGAGATTCAATTTTCGTATCTAGTCCCGGCGCCTCGTCGGTTGAATTGCCCTCATTCCAAAAAACTCATAGAAACACAATGTTGGTGCCGAAAGTCAATCTTTCGGATGTGATAACTACAGGCTCTCAATTCGATAACTTCTTTGTCCAACATCAGATTCCCAGATCAGATAGGCAATATGCGTGGGTAACGCGCTCTTTGGCAACTGGCAGTAATGATATTCGTTATTATGGATATGCACCGACTCAAGGAATACAAGAGGGACATTATTCAAGTTCATCTGGCCTGTCAGCATTCTTTAATTTTGTTTCCGGCAGTGACGTTCGTGGGGCAGTATTTGCTCAATTATATCAACCAATGGCAAATCTAAATATTATGACTGTTGATGCGGTAGACGAAAATCCAACAACTGATAATTTGTTGGGCTATTCCTCCACGGCTTCCAACCAGTCATATGTTAATACAACCTTGGTGACTAAGCTTGGTATGCTAACTGAAATTGCCAAAGAAACAAGTTATTTTAATATGTTAATGGCAAGAAGACAAGCCAACTTTGGTTGGAGTTGGAATGGGGCCCGCAATGGGGATCATCCTATCTTAGTCAAGCAGCGTCGTAATAATACACTGGTCACTGAAAATAGCCCAATTTCAGCCAGCAGGCTGTCTCCACTTTCGTCCAGAGGGCGCCCCATTTGTGTAAATATTAATATTGCCGGCGAATCCATTACCATTAAATCAACTTATGGTAATTCAAATATTTATTTTAGTAATACCGAAGTAGAAAACCAACAATATGCAAATACGGCACCCGAAGTAACAGCATTTGATCAAATAGTTCAATTAGCATTGGGCAATCCTGACTACGCATTAAATTGGGTTTATTATTCTGAATCACTATTCCCCTCTCTAAGTCGGGAATATGTTTCTTCTTCATTAGAAAGAACCGGATATGATAACAAGTTCTGGAGAGGGAACACTACTGATAGGGTCTCGGTTGGTGCAACTTTTGCTAACTCATTTACGGTTGCAGTTTCACAGAGTTGCTGGCCTCTTGATGCCCAAACAGACTTTACCACAAGAACTGGCGCCATTGCGATAGACAACGCGGGCGCCCCATTCAACCAGCTTACCAGAAAGGGCAAAGCCGGCGAGCTTCAAAACAACTATCTTATGGTCGCCAGTGGGGCGCAGGGGATTTCGGCGGGCCCCGTCGTTGCTTTGAAAAATGTTTTTGGCGGTGCGCTATATTCCAGAAAACACCTTTTGTCTTCCCCGAGATCGGTTGTTTCGCCAAATGGTGTGAGGATTGCAGAAACAGCCAGTTTGGTTATTTCAGACGTTATCGATGTGTATGCCGGCGAAGCAAAATGGGAAGCGGACACGCAAGCAGGGATTGTGGTTAAATCTGATACAACCTCAGTATTCGAAAATTCAGCATCAGCACCATGGTTTAACGAGTATTCGGATTTCAAGACAGATTTGAAAATTATGGCCAAAGATTTTGCAATCGTTCCAGAATTTAGAATTAGTGAACATATTGAAGATTACATTAAATTTGGATTGTTTAATAAAAACAAGCTCAACACATTTGAAATTCCCGGTACCGATATAAACAGTACGACCTCTTCTTTCTACAAAGATTATTCAAATTCAGAATTTATGAGGAGCTTCGTAAAAATTCACAACGATACATCGTTAAATACAAAAGAAATCAAATTGGTATGTAGTGCAACGATTAGGTTTAATCCATATAAGGGCTTTTATCCCGCACAGCGAACTCTCGATTTAATGCAGCAGTTCTCAAGCTCATATGCTAATGGCTTTGCGGCCAATGGTGTTGCAGGGATTGTGCAAAAGAGAGACGGAACGATTAGGCCGCTTCTTCAAACAATGTTTTCTCCGGGTATAATATACAACTCAATTAAAGCCGGCATCGCCGTTGACTATCCGTTGGCCACGGATGGAACAAAAATATCTAGAAATTGGTTTGGTTCAGCTTTCGACACAGACAACTGGATGCTAACAACCGGAAACACCGGAAGTGCAACACCGGGCGAAGGCTATAACGGTGGCCAATATTGGGATCTTAGGGTTCCGTTTGAAGCCGCAATTGAGCCAGAAAAATATCTTGCCGGATTGGAATTCTTTGATGTGGAACCACACCCCTCCGCAGCTTTGAATGTTACATCATCTTGGATTCCCCAATCGCAGGACAACGTATATTCTCTGATGGCCAACAATTTCTTTGGTGAAGTTGCTTCGTTTTTCCTCAAAGAACAGGGATACACTAAATTAGAATCTGGTATCGTAACAAGTGATTTACAATTTGAAACTGGTAGTG